AATACTTCTTAATGAAACAACCAAAACATAAAAACAAACCAAAACCTTAAGATCAGGATTTTGTGTTTACCACTTCGGCATACCCAAACATGACGAGCGAACACGCTTTACCTTATGCTTGCAAATTAAATCACAACGGGAAGTTCAAACTTGATTTCCATGAACACGAGCGGAAATTTCCTGTCGGTGAATCTGGTGTGTTATATAACGAAGACAGGCCAGTATATAATGCAGGCTAAACAAACAATGATGACATAATCGCCATTCAGCCTTCACCCAAACACGGGATTTGTTCATTTATACCTTTAGTATGGCTTTCTCACGGGTGGTTCGCAGCTTTCAATTTAATTCAGGAGACTTGGTCAGATGACGCGGACCCAAAAACATTACTCACAACCATCGGCAATTACATAAATGTTGATAATCTATTAAAATAGCCAACAGAACACATTGTCGAGACAACATAAGCCCGAGATAAAATAAACGAAGTACTAGCTGAAGCAGCCAAAGGCGAGCTACCATTACTAGAGAAAATGATGAACATATATGAAGATCTGCCTATTCATTACGTAAAAGACAACATATTTACATCGCACCTCAACATAGTGATAAGTTAGGGTAAAGAGAAACAAGGTGGCAAAAAGGCACCAGCCCATCTGTCAATAATCATAGGAGTCGGCAAGGCTCCGACAAAGTGCGAACTCATAAACGATTCCGGATATCAATCTTTTGGATTAACTAAGAAGAAAGTATTAGACTTTATTTATTATCCGGGACCTTAATGTCTAATAAATGAACCAACCATGTTGCTGTTACCATGTGCAATGAAAGACGTTTAAGGCGTCTCAAAGCAAGTGAATGCGCAGTACAGCTACATGTAATACATTCCTCTTGAGAAAGCCAAGCAGATCGAGTTTGCCGCAATAGAAGCATACTACTTGGCTAAAGATAAACATGAGAAGAAAGAAAGTGCATAAAATACTAAGAAACAAATCAAAGAAGCACCGGTTTTATTTTAGCTCGGTAAAGACGAGTACTTCAAAGAACAAAACTAATAGACATAAAACAAGCCGAAAAGTACAGGGGGAAAAGAAGAGGATAAACACAGCGTTCAGTGGGATGAGGAAACTGAAACAGCACTCCTACAAACAGAATATGATAGCTTTGAATAACAACAAATATTGAAATTAATCGAGCTACGTAACAGCCAAACAGAACAAAAACAAGTCAAAATAAAAGACAAAAAAGCACAAACACCCATTAAGGCCAAAGAGAAGAGTAGTGCGAACGAGTAGATCACGATCCCAAACTTAGAAGTTGATTACAACCACGAACTCGTAAGGATGTATTGCAGATATGCAGAAACGAACAAGAAACTCCTAGACGCAGCTAACCCCATGATCAAATATCTAAATTCAATCAACGTAAGGCATGAAAACTATGAATCTCTCACCAGACAGCCCATAGTTACAAGGCTAAGAATAATAAACGCATTGACTAAAAGGAGGAACCAATACAAAGATTCGTTCGAAATTAAACATTACATACCAGTTATTAACGATTGGATGTGGCGGGGAATTGAGAAATTATTTAATTTTTCACCCTAAGACAGAGCTCTCGTGGAAGAAATTTTTAAATCAGGAGACATGCCATTATCCCCATTGTAGAACGCAAAGCACTTTAGATTCGACTTGAAACCATATGATCACCCTTTCGAAAGACTAGTTAACGATATATTAACCATGGATGTTCTTTCAACCATACCAAACGGGGCGAGGATAATGGACATTGGTTCCAAATTCAACAAATTAATAGATTACATGCCACATAAGCAATTTTCATTAGTGGCCGTCAGACCCGCATTGCTCAACACCGACACTGACTATTTGGAAAAGAATTTGCCTAAAGAAGATTACGACAAACTTCAGGAAAAATCAGCAGTTTCGACGAAAAGTAAAGCCATAGAAGTTGAAGTGCTATCTATCAAGTTGACTAAAAATACTTCTATGTATCATATCATGGATTTGTTGGAGAACAAAAATAGAATTACTCATATCACAGCAATCGATGCTCATTACTACGCGGGCGTACAAGAATTCCTCAACAATATAAACCGAAACACCCAAGTATTGTGTGTCTCAAACGCATACGCACAATTGAACAAACCTTACATACATGAGCAAATAATCGATTTAGATTCTAATTCTGGCACTTACAAGGTATTTAAACACGAAGGGAAATAATACGTGGAATCACATATGGACGGAAATTATACTGTTTATACACATCCAAATTTGCCAATAGACGGCGAACAACCCAAAAGTGTTGCATGTTTAAATAAGATGTGCTTTTTACAAGACG